CGCTGGATTGTTTTTCGAAGGCGGTCTTCACGGTGGTCTTGATCGGTTTGGTGCCGACAGAGTAGTATTTTACCTCCATTGAGTCGCATTCGATCGCCTTGCCATAGCGCGAGATTTGATCGATAGGGGTGGCCATGGGGCGAATGCGTGTAATCCGTTTGTCGATGTCGGAGAGATACATCTCCGGGATGGCCTCTCGACCGACGGTCTCGGTCAGACCTCCCTCATTTCGAGAGACGGTTTTACCGGCATCGGGAAGGTCTGCAATGACGGCATCCGCCATGCAGACGCCCTGGGTGACACCGCATACCAGTGCCATCAGAAACAGTACCAAGCTACCCAAATAGCTCCATTTGAAATTTTTCATACCTGATTTTGTTAAGTTTGATAGTTATTGAATTGAGTTTTGTTAGCTGCGCTTGATTCTGTTCATGCGCCCGCGAGTCCATATATCTTCATCGGTAGCGAAGCGATCCAAGGCTCCATAGTCGGGGCGTTTGGGTGGTCGCACGTCGCTGCCCTCTCCGCCCAACATGGGAGGTACTCCCTCAGGGAGGGTCATCTTCCGTTTGTTGGCATCGATCTTGGCGTTGCGTCCGCGCACCTCGCCCTCCATGGCGGCCGTGCTCAGATCTTTATCGTAGTTCATCGCCTTGAACATCACCTGCCAGGTCTCTGGGGCCACCTTGCTGAGGATGGCATCGTCCACAATCTGGGCAAAGCGCTCAAATACCTCGTTGGCCTGTTCGTCGGTGTAGCCGCCCTGCTGCTGCACCTTCTCCAAGTTGTCAAGTGATGT